ACCTAAATCAAAGTGTTTAATATTTTGCTCAACGTATTCTTGCGCTGTTTCAATGGCTTTTGATTCGTCGCAACCTAGTAGCTGCGCGAGCAGTTTAAGCGCGGTGGTTTCTTTGGCTTCATCAGCTAAACCTTTCAATGTATCAACAAGCTTTTCACCTGTTTCAGCCACCGCATTTTGCTTGGCTTTTTCAGCTAGGCGGCGTTTTTTAAAATTAGCAATGGCACTCATGGCACTTACCTTTTATAAATGGGTTAATTGCTAGGCTGTTAACCTAGCAATGCATTTACCAATCGCGCTTACGCGGCTGGTGCTGCGCCAATGTTCATGTTGGCTTCGTCGATTGCGGCGTACGCTTCAAACTCTTCAATTGCGTAGCCTTCGTTACGCCAGTACTTGTCTTCGTACTGCTTACGGTCTTCAACATTTTCAGACTTACGATGTGATGTGCCGCGCTGCGTATAAATATGCAAGTTGCTTAGCATCGTTACTACAATGCGTTTACCTGGGAAGAACGGCGGTGTGTAGGCGCGCATACCGCCAATGTTTTTATCCATTTGCTGAGCGGCCACGCGTTCGCTTGGCTTGTCAGCTTGGTTCATTAGCTTGGTTTGTGCAGTGGCCGTTAAGTCGCTACCAACTAGCACCACTAAACGTGGGTCGTTACGTAATGACGGATGAATAAGCGTGTTTTTAAGCTCGGTAACAATGGCGTCTAATGTTTTGTATTCGCCATCTTTAAGCGCTTCGGTTGCGTCTGGGTTAAAGTAAATAGGGTCAGTTACAATTTGGTCTGCCGCATTTTCTTTAACGATTTGATGCCAGCCTTTGTTTACATCTTCGCCCAATGGGTTTGCTACTGGGTCTGATGTAGTGGCGATTGATGTACCATTAAAACCAACGCGCAGCATATCGAGTGCAAAACGGTGCGTTGCGTTGTCGTTCATTTTTTTCATGAACTCATTTTGGTTACCGGCATTACCCCATGCAGATAACAGCGCCCATGTAAGCGCTGAACATGAATCGGTTTCTGTTAACTGATATTTAAAGCCATCAACGCCTTGACCTGATGTAAAGCGGCCACCTGCTTTACGACCTGTCGCAATACCGTAGTTACCTACTTTTACTACTTGGCCACTTAGCTGATCGACTGGCATGGTGGTGATCATGCGCAGGAACTCGATCGACTCTAAAAGCGCGGAACGTAGTTTGGTTTCCATTGGTGCTGTTACTGCAAACTGTTTAGTTACGTCTTCAACACCGAATATTTTAGCTAGTTGCGTTGAGTATTGTTTTAAAAACCCAGCGGCTGTTTGATTTAATTGCATGCGTTATCTCGCTCTGTTATGCATTAATAAAGGTAAACGTGGTTAAGCGCTTGGTTAAACCAGGTCTATGGTTTCGCCGCCTACTGGGTCGGGCTCTTGGCCGCCTTGCTCTTCGCTAAGGGCGTTAAATTTGGTTTCTATGCCGTCTACTTTTTTGCTAAAGCCGTCTACTTTGTCCATTAGCTGGCTAAACTGCTCAGCGGTTACGCCTGCTGCGGTTTTATCGCTTTCAGGCTCTACGGCTGTCGGCTCTTCAACTGGCGGGGTTTCTTCGGCTTTTGGCTGCTTGCTGAATTTAGTTTCAAGGTCGTTCACCTTGGTTTCTAATCCGTCAAACTTGCCCATTACGGCGTCAAACTGTTCTTTGTTCATGGGTTCTTCCTCGGTGATTTCATCTTGCTGATCGGCTGGCTGCTGATCGGTAGAAAATAGACTTGCCATTTGGGCAAACAAATTCATAAATTTTGATTGTTTATCGCTTGGCGTGGGGTTGTTTGGTTCGCTATTGGTGGTAATAAAGTCACTGTGTTGTAGCGTTTCGAGTTGGCTATATTCGTGATTTACTTCGTTATCACCAATAGAGAATTTTAAGCGGCTGGTGCCAGAACTGGCTGGCGAGTCGGTAACAGCAAGGCCTTGTAAGTAGCAGCGCCCTTCGCTTTTGTAATCGGGGTTTGGCTCGATAGACATAAACAGCTTTTGGCCGTCTTTATTGGCAGCAAGTAGGTAGTCGTTAGCGGTAATTTTTACAAACAGGCGTAATTTGCCCCCTTTTTTAGCGGCTTTTACTTCGTCAACAGTGCCCCAGTTTTTACCCTCGCTTGGGCCCCAACTTGAACGAAAATGCTCAGGCCAAATAAGCGCGGTGTATTCATCAACCGAATACGATGCAGCCATTTGAGTGATCCATTCTTTTGAAATAATGCGACCGTCGACCGTTGCGCCTTCTGTTGCTGCAATTACCCAACCTGTTTGCTTTGCCATTAGTTTGCCGTGTGCGTTACTGAATATTTAAACGCAGCATAGCCATAAAAAAAGGCGTGTTCACCTAGTTAGCTTTTTGCAAATTCCTATATGGGGGTTTTAGGAAACGTGAGGATTTTTAAGCGGTTATAAGCTTGTTGTAAATGAATACACTGTACGCAGTTATCATTTTTATGAGCATATTGTAATACTAAATGGCCTACTCTTCTGAAATTCGCGAAGCCGCTAAGCGGCTTTATTTGCGCCACCACACGCCCGACGAAATACGCGCGGAACTGGCGTTACCAAACAACCGTGTAATTTACTATTGGGCCGATAAATACAATTGGCGCGATATGCTGCGCGAAGAAGACGTAGATGAAGCGATTGCGCGGCGCATTTTAATACTTACCGACGTTAGCGACAAAACAGGCAATCAAATAAAAGAGCTCGACATGCTGATAGAAAAGCACGTTAAGCTTAAAAAGCAACGCGTGCAGCAAGAAAAAGCAGCACAAGCCGAGCAACCCCATGGCACCAACCAGCCAAGCAATAAAAATAATAAAAGCAGCGGTAGCGACAGTAAAAAAAGCAAAGGCCGTAAGCGTAAAAACGATGTTAGCCATTTAACTGAGGAGGACTTTGGTACTTGGTTCGACTCGCTGTTTGAATACCAAAAAACGATGCACGACAACTTGCATCAACGCATTCGTAATATTTTAAAAAGCCGCCAAATTGGGGCAACGTATTATTTTGCGGGTGAAGCGTTTAAAGATGCGGTTTTAACGGGCGACCCACAAATATTTTTATCGGCTAGCCGCTCACAAGCTGAGGTGTTTCGTAGCTATATAATTGCTATTGCGCATGAATTTTTTGAAATAGAGCTAACAGGTAACCCAATTACTCTACACACTAAACATGGTGATGCAGAGCTGCGGTTTTTAAGTACCAATAGTAAAACGGCGCAAAGTTACCACGGCCATGTGTATGTAGATGAGTATTTTTGGATTGGTAAGTTTAACGAGCTAAACAAGCTTGCCAGTGCTATGGCCACGCACAAAAAGTGGCGTAAAACGTATTTTTCGACCCCTTCTACTAAAGCCCACCCTGCGTATACATTTTGGACTGGTGATCACTGGCGACAAGGCCGCGCTGAGCGCGAAGAAATTGAGTTTCCTACGTTTATTGAGCTGCGCGATAACGGCAGGCTGTGCCCCGATAAACAATGGCGCTATGTAGTTACTATTGAGGATGCGCTGCGCGGTGGCTGTGAATTATTCGACATTGAAGAGCTACGCGACGAATACAACGCCGATGATTTTAATAACCTGTTTATGTGCATATTTGTGGACGATGCCGACAGTATATTTAAATTCAGCGACCTTGAAAAAGCCATGGTTGACGCCACCCGCTGGCAAGATCACAAACCCAATGCGGTACAGCCATTTGGTAACCGCGAGGTATGGCTGGGGTATGACCCTTCGCGCACCCGCGATAACGCTGCATTGGTGGTGGTTGCGCCGCCCGAAAAAGCCGGCGAAAAATTTAGAATACTCGAAAAGCACTATTGGCGCGGTATGAACTTTTCGCACCACGTTAGCGAAATTCAAAAAATATACGCTAAATACCGCGTTACTTATATTGGGGTAGATACAACAGGCATCGGCGCGGGGGTGTTTGACTCTATAAGCACGTTATACCCGCGCGAAGCTACGGCGATACATTACAGCGTAAGCAGCAAAACCCGCTTAGTCCTTAAAATGATTGACCTTATTGAGGGCGGCCGTTTGGAGTGGGACGCCCAACATAAAGACATTGCTATGAGCTGCCTTTCAATACGCCGCACCAGTACCGACTCGGGCGGTGCCATAACGTTTAAAGCGAGCCGCGATAACACCATAGGTCATGCAGACGTATTTTTTGCTATTAGCCACGCTGTTATTAACGAACCACTTAACCACGCACATAAGAGAAAATCACGATGGACAATGCAGAATTAAACCAAAACGCTGAGCAACTAACAGACCAGCCGCACGATCAACCAGGTAATAAAAATGCGCCCGTTGTGTTTGGCTTGCCTGAGCAAGTAATGCCAGATATGTGGCTAACCGATTACGACTCGCTTTTTTATAACGATATGGATAACTATTGGGAGCCGCCAGTAGATAGGCATTTATTAGCTAACTTAACACGGCGTAATGCCCAACACGGCGGCATAGTGCAAAGCCGTGCAAACATGGCTGCTAGCCGTTTTATTAGTGGCGGTATGAGTGCACAGCAAGTACAAGCAGGCTTTTTAAACCTGGTGCAATTTGGTGATGTGGCTTTATTAAAAATACGTAATGGCTTTGGGCAAATTGTAAGGTTGTTTCCGCTGCCTAGTTACCGTACTCGCGTTGGGGGTGATGGTGGCGCGGTGGTGCTTGAGCGAAATAGCCAAGTTAAAAAATATAAAAAGCGCGATATTATTTGGGTTCGCCAGTACGACCCAGTGCAGCAAGTGTATGGTTTGGCCGATTACTTAGGGGGCTTACAGGCTACGTTATTAAATGAAGACGCTACGCTATTCCGCCGTAAGTATTTTTTAAACGGTGCGCACATGGGCTTTATTATGTACGCGACCGACCCGAACCTAGACCCCGACGTTGAAGACGATATAAAAGAAAAAATACAAGACAGTAAGGGCGTGGGTAACTTCCGCTCGCTGTTTGTAAACATACCCAACGGTAAAGAAAAGGGTTTGCAAATAATCCCTGTGGGTAATTTTGAAAGTAAAGACGAGTTTATGAACGTTAAAAACGTATCGGCGCAAGATATACTCAACGCCCATCGTTTTCCACCGGGCTTAGCGGGGATTATTCCGGCCAACAATGCAGGCCTTGGCGACCCGACTAAATACGATGCTATGTATTTTAAAAACGAGACTAAACCACTTATTAAATTAATGAGTGATGAAGTGGCAAGGGATCCTGAAATTGGCAGTAAATTACAGCTAAATTTTGATTTAGAGCCGAGTGCTTAAAGCTATATCAAAGTTTTCTGCCGTATATTTATATGCGAATAATAAGACAAATTGAATTGATTTATTAATCCTCTTTTTTGGCATTATTCGCATTAAACTTTAACTTGATATTATCGCTAGCTAACTTTGTTATTTCTTTTAACATTTCATTTTTTTCATCCTGTAATTGGTTAAAAAGAAGCTTAACTTGTGAAACAATTAACGCTTCATCTTCTTGCGAAATATTATTTGGGATTTCCATTTTTAAATCTGTATTTGATATTTTGGAGTACTTATCTATATATGGCCATAAATCCAATTTTAATTGTTCCTTAAGTTCCTTTGAAAATTCTAAATCATCAATCGCTGAGTAAAACTCATCTTTTTGTTGTTTTTTTTCAAAAGGAAATTGAATAATTTTTCCCATATTTTCTGCTCCTTAAAAATATAAAATAGTTTTTAAAAGTAGGCTTTCCCTACTCCATAAAAAATAATCTTTTCTTTAACTTAAAGCAATCATTTAGAAATACTTTTGCGCTTTTAGGTTAAACATAAATAGTTAAATGCTTATTTGTTATACACAAAATCACTGTATATAATAACAGTGTATTTTATTAACGATGGGTGGTTATTATGGCGCGGGTTACTTGTCCAAATTGCGAAGCTAAAGCAACAATTACATCACGCGAAAAGCAAAGCGCCCATGTTGTTAATTTATATTGCTCGTGTACTAATACAAAACAATGCGGGGCCACGTTCCGTATTACTCAATCGTTTGATCACTTCTTGAATCCTCCTGTAAAAAACACCCAAGAACTGGCCGCGTCTCTTTTAAAAAACCTTTCCAAAGAACAACAGCTTTCATTGATTGGCCTTTAGCTTTTACTTTATTTCACGCATTAAAAAGCCCGTGTTAAACGGGCTTTTTTGTGGGTGGTGTTTTTTACTGGCGCTGCCTGCCATATTGCTGTTGTGGCGCTGGTTGCTGTGGTGCGTATTGTTGCGGCGGTGGCTGCTGTTCGTACTGCCCTTGGTATTGCTGCGGTGCGTAGCCTTGGCTTTGTTCTTGGTTTTGTTGGTTTTCGCTATCCCAAAAAATATACAGCTTTAACGGGCCTTGGTGGTTTATTGGCATGGTGTCGAGCTCTATCTCTACGCTATCGCTGCCGCCTTGGTTGTTGCTCGGCCATTTAGTGGCACGGCCTAATGTGGCGTAGCGGTTTTTGGTAGTGTTGCCTTGCTGGTATTTTTCAGCAATACAGGCTACACGGCCTTTGTCGAGTGGTTTATTTTGTTGGTGCATGGTGCGTTTCCTTTTTGTTTAATGTTTTATTTAATGTTTTGGTTTTAACAACTGAGTGAAATACCCAGTTGCGGCGTTTAACGGTTGGTTTCATGGTTCACCATAATTCGCTTAATTCTTTTTCTAACTGCTTTTGTGCTAGGCGCTCTTCTAATAGCTCGCGGGTTGATTTGCTGCGCTCAATATATTGCGGGCGCGGCTCTTGGTTTTCATGATGTGATATTTTTACAGGTTCGCTTACTGGTTTGGGTGACACAATACGCGCCTTTTTAGTGCGTGGTTTGGTTTCACCCGTGCGGGCTTTGTAAGTTTTGCGTTCACAGCCACAACCTTGAACAAGTCCTAAATTATCTTTACGTACTACACGCGTGGTGCCGCATACGCATTTACACATAAAATGCTGCACTCCTCGGTTGCGGCGGTCTTCGTTTAATACTGTCCAATTGTTGAAAACGTCACCCGCTTTTACTTTACCTGTGGCCATGGCTGTTCACCTGTTGTTTTGGTTGTGGTCTGTTGATTACTGCAAATACATCGGCGTTAGGTTCTTGCTGGTAGCCGGTGCAAATTTCGGTAGCAAATACGCTGTTATTGGTTTTACCGCATTGGCCGTATTGGGTTTTAGCCGCGGGCTTATCGAATTTAGTAATAAACGGGCTGTGCTGATCCTCTGCATACCCCTTTGGGCAAAACGCCTGGCAACTAATACATGCCTTTGGCATGAGTACTTTTGAAATTTGAATAGTCATTTTTTCTCCTACGCCATTAAATCCAGTGACCACCAATCGTTGTCGCTGATTGCTGATGCGCTGTTGTTGTTTACTAAAATTGCTAAGTCCCAATCGCCAATGGTGATAAGGCCTTTTTTAGGCTCGCCATAATGGAACTCACCGAGTTCATTGCGCGTTGCATTGAGGGTTTCGCGCCCGTCTAGCTGGGCGTATTGGTAAGCTAGGTCTACTAATTGGCGGGCTTGCTGCCAATGATTCTCTGTTACATGCCAGCTTGCCGATTTTTGGGCGAGTGTTTTTGCTCGGTATTCAATAGCGAGGTGTTTGTTGTGTTTTATTTGTGCAGTTTCGTCTAAAACATGAAGTTGGCCGTTTTTAATTTGGTAAATTTGGCCGTCTCTGGCGATCCTCTTGCCGCTATTTAGATCCTTTTTAACCTCTGTGATCTGTTTTTCATCACACCCCACCATATCAAGTATTAACTCGGCGCTAGAGCCCACGGCTATAGGCGTACAGTTATTACCACTAGACCAAGATAGGTCGGCTGCGCCGACGTTGGTGCTAGCCTTAGCTGCGAGTTTTTCTGCTGTGCCTTTGAGTTGCCTTGTCCATTCGATAAGGCGGGTTTTTAAGCTGGTTGCATCCGTTACGTTATGCACGTTGTTAAACAAACGTGTAAGCACGGCTTTGTAATCAATGTTGGTTACAACTCCTTTAATGCGGCGAACTACTTCGGCGTAGTCGTTGCCCATTGGGGTGTCTTCGTACATTGATTTAAAGTTAGCGGCGCGGCCAATACACATGCCACCCTGTAGTTTTACGTAATCTTTCCAATTGGCGTTATCTGCCGCGTATCGAATAGGTTCTATTATTTCGTCTTTAATTGGTTTGCCTTTTGGCATACGGCGAAGCTCTCTCCAAACCGTAACGCTTGGCGAACCTTGAAATTGAAACTGGCGAATATTCCACGTACTTGCCCAGGCTAAAACGGGGTTAGCTTGCTCCTGCAGGTTTTCGCCTGTGTCGGCGTCAACATGATCGGTCAGCATGTAACCATCAATATTTTTACTGATGTATTTAGCAATGTAGGCCGCTGCACTGCCCTTGCTTTTATCGAGCTTTACAGCGTCAAAGCGTGGGCTAAAAGTACGGTAAAATTTGGTAGGCGCTTTATGGTTTTTCGCCTTAAACTTTTTAGGTTCTCTTTTTTCAGCCTTGGCTTTCTCGGCCTCTTCTTTATTGCGTTGTATGGCTACTTCGTTGGCTTTCTTTTTAGCAAAGCCCCACTCGCTACGCTTTTGTTTATAGATTTTAAATAACTTGGTTTTCTCAGTGCCTGCACGGTATTTAACGCAGGCTTCTACTGTTTTTATGTGGGTGCCGTGGGTGTTTATATCTACAAATTTATTGAATACTTTGCCGCGGGTAAGCTCGGGGCCATAACGATCGTAAAGCTCGCTTTTATCCTCTTGGATAAAGTACCAACGCAAAATAGCGTTGATTTCTTGAAGTTTGTTTTTTGGCATGAATAACATCATGTGCCAGTGCGGACACCCGTCAGCATGTGGCTCTACAACACGTACACCAAAGTACTTAAGCTCACGGCGGTTTAATTTAGACCGTGCCCGCGCCCATGTTGTGGTTAAATAATTTTGGGCGTCTTTAGGAGTTGAACCGTCCCACGTACTTGCATTGGCATGAAAACGCGCAGGGCAAGTAATGGTGTAAAACATGGCAACATAGCCCATTTCGTCGGCTAGTTCTTCGGTTTCACGAATGCGTAACATTAATTCGTTTCGGCGGTTAGCAGGGTTTGCCATGCCGCTTTTTACGGCTTCGATTAGATCAATTACATCGCCGTCGCTGCTTTGTAGTTCCATCATTTCTAAAAACTGACGGCCACTGGCTTGGGCAAAGCTAAATTCACGTTGAGCTTGTTTTGATGAATACGGGCTAATACCACGGCGTTTTGGCTTTTTGCTTTTTTTGTCGTAGTAAAGGTCTTTACCCACTTGGCCGGTTGCAATTTCTAGTAATTCTAAAAACTGTTTACGCAGGGTTTTTAATTGGCGAGCCCACCATTTATCGCATTGCAGTTTAAGCAAGGCGATTTCAAAACAGGCTTGTGGTAGGTCGTCTTCACGCATGTCGTAAAATGGCACGTTTACGCCAAACTGTTTGGCATACCCTGCAACCCCTTCGTAGGTAAGGCGTACTATTTTTTCATACGGTAATTGCTGGTTTTGCTCACTTACATCAAGTGCTTTTTCAAGGCACTCTAATGCAAGAGTGCCTGCATGCTTTTTAGTTTTTTCAACACTACTTAGAATATGCCATGGCAATGGCATATTGTGAGTAATACTGAGCAGCACACCAAAGCGAGGTTTTAAACGTGCAATGGTACGGCGCATCCATGTATTAGCACGGAACTGGCTCCCCGCTTTTTTTTCGGTGTAACGATCAATGTATTTACGGGCCATGCGGCTTTGCAGCGATACAGGCACTTTTTCTAAGTTGCTGGCAAGGTAATTAAAGTCGTCAATATCAGTAATAGACGAAATTAAGCCCTTAGCTATGCTTGATAGGTTAAGGGCGTCAAGGTCGAGCGGGATTGGGTTAGCCATTTATGCAGACTCGCATTGCTTTTTATGCATGTTCTCTGCACAGCTATCGCAAAGTAAAAGCTGGTTTAAATCTGCCTGCTCTGCTTTACCCGTAATGCCATTTTCGTCAAACTCATGCAACGATACGCCATCTTCACTTTCACATATCCAACAACGCACTGGTTCTACACCGCCAATCATGCTGCACCGCCGTCTAATTCAAGTTCAATTAAGTCAAAATCAGCACCGCGTTGAACTGCGTCTAGAGTTTCGCTTAGGCGGTCGTAAATTGGCGCGTATACGTCATGAACATCAGTAATCATTCTTACAATCGGCAATAAATCAGTAAGGCAGTTTTCACACTCTATCAGCATGCCAACTGTCGGGCGCTTAGCTAAATTGCGGATAGTAAAGTTGGCTTGTTCAATAACGTGTTCAATGATATTTCTTACTAAATTCTGTTTTTTGAATAGATCTTGGTCTTTGATAGTGGTCATTTTTAGTAGTCCTTGGGGGGGTTAAAATGGGATTTCGTTTAATTCTTCTGTGCCTAGCTCGTCATGGCTGTTATTAGGCTCAATGTTGTGGTATGCGTATAAAAGCCTTACATCATTATCAAGTTGGATATCAAACTCAGCCATTGAATATGCGTACCAGCTATTTGAGCTAAAACGACCAAGCGCTTCTATGCGCTTTGCTATTTGGGGTGCGTAGGCATTTAAATCGCATAATGCACTTACCGCTTTTTGAAAATCACACTTTGCTATATCGCGCTCTTTTCTGTGTGCGTTGTAATAGCCAAGTGCGGCTTTTGCTTTTGGGTGTAGTTTCATTGCTTCACCACTCCAAGCGCTGAGAATATGGCGCGAAACTCGTCGGTTCTATCGCCAAGGTAAGTAATAAAACAACCTTTTGGTGCGCCCTTTTTTACATTGCCTTGCGCATCGTTAAAGTGTGTACGGCCATCAATAAAACAGCTTAAGCCAGCTCTTAATAACTTTTGGCACCATGCTTCTGAGCTATTAACAAAGGTGATGTTCATTGCTTCTTTAAAATTACCTTGCGCATATTGGTCTAAGTAGTAATCAATCCAATCGCCATTGCTTGCTATATCCTCGGTAATGCAGTGCCCGCGATACTTGCTGTAACTAGGGTCGTTACATATTTTTTTAACGCACTTTGGGTTGCATGCTTTTTCGCCTTTGTTGAATGGGTGATTTAACCAAACTCTGTTTGCTATCCAATTTCGTGTTAATGCATCGTCTTCTTTGGTTAAGTAACACGTCGCTTTTACCGACTCATTAGCTACTGAACAACTTGCAGGGTCTAAATCAATAATCGGAAACATTTGGTGCACATACTTCAAAACTTTAGCGGGCGTATAAAACTCAACATTGCCACTGTCTTGGTTTATTAGTTGGTCAGGATTCATGATCACCCCTTAGTAATTGTTAAATGTGAATAGTTGGTATTGGCTTCAACGCGCGGTGCATGTTGCACAAATTTAGCGGGGGCCATGGCGTTAGCATCGGTAAATGCTTTTACTAATTGCTCCATTTGCAAAATAGCCTTGTGAATTTTTAAGCGGGTATCTGCATCAAAATTAGCAAAGCCGCTTTCTAAATGGTGGCGCTTTAGGCCTGCCGCAAAACATACTAATGTGCGCTCTTGCTCGCTTAGCACTTTGGTATACACGTATTCTGGTGTGTGGCGCTCACTTCCTAAAAGCGCTTTTATTTCGGCAAGGCCTTTTGGTATGTGGCGCCCTTCTACTGCTTTTAGTGGTGCTGGGTTTTCTGTTTGTGCTGCTGTTTTTACAAGTGCATTTGCCATGGTTATATCTCCTGCAGTTTAGCTGCGTTTAAATAGTTGTCGGCTTGTGTTTTTAACCAGAAAACTGCTTTTTGTATTGTTTGGTACTCGTCGCCATTGCAAAAAACAGGTAATAAAAAGTCACCCACACGCGCTTGTAGTGCTTTACCGCTTGCGGTTGCACTAATTTTGCAGCTCAACAAGTAGCGGCATTGCTCTGCTAATGTTTTAAAGCCGCTTAACGTTTCTCTGCTAAATGCTTGATATGTATTCATGGCTGGCCCCTAGTTTGCTTGTTGTTTGCCGTAAAATTCGTGAAACTTTTCAGCGCCTAGGCGCATCCATTCTTCTATGTCTTCTTCAACCCATACCACACGGCCGCTTGATGCCTTGTGCGATTTAGGAAACTGGCCGCGCTCTATT